TCATCATTAACTGTACTGGTTTTCCTGGGGCTGATTGTGTGGGAATGATTACAAATGGTTTTTCAAATGTATAGTTGCCCATGGTATCTTTATCCATCTTAGCAATTACATCTTCACCTGTTTGTAGTCTTACTATTTTCACATCACTCATACTTTACTCCTTCAATTATTATATATTATAACACAACTAGCCTAGTTTGGCAAGCTGTATTTTGTCGTAATCACATATTTTCTTTGTGGATTAACCATAACATTTAATCTATTCATAAATGCACGGTCAAGAAGTATTGGACTTCTATCTTCTCTATCATCAATGGTAAATTCTACATCCTTATAGAAACCACCGGCGAATTCTACATCTAGTTTAACGACATATCGGTCTTCTTCATAATCTCTTAAACCGCCTACAGATATTTCTTCTACTCTTACAATTCTACTTTCAATAGTTTTACCTAATAAAGACCATTGTACTTTAGTGTTAGATAATGGTTTAATTTTATCTGCATGAATAACTGGCATACCTGAATTACCTGTATCAAACTTGGCAACTATTTCACCAAATGGTTTGATTGTTAGTATTTCTTTATAACCACATTCTGTTGGTACTGTAAATCTATTTTCTTTTTTTGCAAAGTGTTCAATAACTTCTTTTGCAATGTTCATGCCTGTAGCGTCTTCAATACCCTCTGTGCCAGGTGATGAATTAACTTCTAACATAAATGGTGGTTGTTTATCTCTGTTTTTACTAGGTATAAAATCAACAGCAGTCCAATAACCACCTACTGCTTTAGAAGCTTTTAAACATTCTTCTATTTCTAATTCTGTTAACTTAATCTTTTCTGGTTTTGAACCTTGTGATACATTTGACCTGAAATCTCCTTCAATAACTGGTCTTTTCATAGCAGCTAAAAACTTACCACCTAAAATATGTACTCTTACATCATATTCTGTTTTAATATATTCTTGTATTAATAGGTCAGCGTCTTCATCTTGTTTATGAATTAATTGTACAATTGAATCTAAACCTTTTGGACTATCAACAAATAATACACCAACACCTTTACTGCCTCTTAAAGTTTTCATAATCAAAGGAAACTTAATACCTGATTCGTCAACTATTTTATTTGCATTTTCGGGGTCATTGATTAACTTGGTCATTGGTTGTGTTAAACCATAATCTGCAAGTCTTAATGCTGTTCTATATTTGTCAGCACACATATTAATTGTAGTTCTAGGATTTACTAATGTTGCATTAGCTCTTTCAAGTATTGACACTAAATCTAACCAACTGTCTTTTCTGGTAATACTACCACGAATAACAGCAACGGTCATTGCACCAACTTCAAAACCTTTATCATCATCTTTGTTATGAAATCTACGAACACCGTCCTCAAAAGTTGTGTAACCGCCTGTTAATTTAAACAAATAGTATGGATATTTTAACTTATCACATTCTTCCTTTAAACGGTCAGCCGTATGAAAAGTCTTTGCTTCTTCAGGTTCATCTGTAATAATCAGTAACCTTAAAAAGTCCTTTTCATTTTTGTCCTCGTTTAAGAATTGTTTAAATTGTGGTACTAACATTTATTATTCGGCACTCGCTTTTGTTTCTTCAGGTTTTTTACCAATATTATATTTGGCAGATAAATTCCATTCTTTCTTTTCTTTAAATGGTAATACTTTAATCTGACTTAAAGGTGCTTTGTTTTCAGCAGCCTGTGGGTTTACTATTTCAATTAAAGACCAATCTGATAATAAAACTGCAATTGTATTTCTTCTTTGAATATCATTCTCTACTAATGTTGCTTTCTTGCCATCTAAAGCAAATAATTCTTTAAAGTGTACAATATAGTATTTGCCTTGTTTGTGTAAAATGTGACATGATTGGTAAAGTATTTTATCTTTTCTACTTGCAACACCAATTCTGGTTAAGGTCTCTCGTATTTTTAAAAAGTCGTCTGGCTGTTTGATAGTAACCTCTAGCATATCACCAACTGACCATGAAATTTCTTCACTCATTTTCGTTTTCTCCCGCCTTTAGAAAGGCTTATTTTTATATCTTCAAGTTGTTTATCCGTAAGTATGCTGAGAGCCTCTTTAGCTTTCTCATTACTATATCCATAATACTCTTTTACATACTCTATATTTTTCAATTTGGCTTGTGATAACCACTTGCCACCAAATCGCTTTGCTTTTCTAATACTATTTATATAGAAATGAAACTGTAGCTTCTTGTCCAAGAAATGAAAACCGTTCATTTCATTAGCCTGAGCTATGGTATCATAGTGCATAGATAAACACTTGTTTATTATAAAGGGAGGGTATTTCTTTTCCCATGTTAGGTCCTCGGTATCTAACAAAGGTTTTTTCTCAAAGTTAATCGCATTGAGATAATCTTTTAATTCATACATAATATATTCCAATCAATGTTGGAGCGGGTGACAGGATTCGCACCTGCGACCTATTCGTTGGCAACGAATTGCTCTACTACTGAGCTACACCCGCTTATCATTATTTAAATTTACAACTGGCCATAATTTCAGTTAAACAAGCGACCATATTTATCTCATGGTCTGCAACGAAAGCTGCCTTGTACTGATAACCAGCAATAATTAAAATTGCTTGTGGTACTGATTTACTATCAAGTGACTCATACATACTATCATAGATACCTCTAAAAAGAGAAGCTGGTTCTTTATCAATATTCTGAACCACCCACTTTCTCATATCATTAAACTTTTTATCTTTTAATGTTTTACAAAGTTCTTTAGTATTTGCCTCTGATAGACTAAACAATATTCCACTATCAATTTTACCTCTTACAGAATATCTTTGAAGTTCGTTTATAGTTCTACGAAAATCAGGATAATATTTCTGTATTAATTCTGCTAAAACCTTTTTATCAAATTCAATGTTTTCATCTGTCAATAGATTAGACATTCTTTCCATAAAAGCTTTGGCAGTTTTTACCTTTTGACCATTCTTAATAGAAAAATCAATGACAGTACACCTACTATGTAGAGCAGGTATAATCTTGTTCTTATAATTACAGGTAAATATGAAACGACAATTGTTATAAAAGGTTTCAATAAAATTACGCAAGGCAGGTTGAACACTATCAGCGTTCATATAATCTGCTTCGTCTATAATTACAACTTTATGATTGGCGTCTTCGGTAAGTGATACAGTAGAAGCAAAGTTTTTAATCTTATGCCTCAAGGTATCAATTTGACGGCCTTCATCTGAACCATTGATGATGATATAATCAGCACCAAGTTCTTCACACAAGGCTCTTGCTACTGTTGTTTTACCAGTACCAGCAGTACCAGATAACAGTAGATTAGGTATTTCTTTTTGTTTTAGAAACTGGCTAAAAGTTTCTTTTATATCCTGTGAAAGGATACAATCTTCGATTGTTTTTGGCCGATACTTTTCGACCCACAAATAGTCTGACATAATATAAACTCCACTTTATTCATTATCTTTAGGCTTCATTATTTCATAAGTGATATCATAACCACCTTTTCTATCAGAGAAATAATCTTCTTCTCTATCATAGTCATGTTCGCCTAAAAAATCCATTAACTTATCATCTTCCTCATCAGTTGGTTTTTCACCTATTGGTTCAGGACCACCCCAATCAGGACCAAGGTGTGAAATAATCTCTTTAAATCTATCTACAGAACCAAATGTTTCAGCAGCTGCTTCTTCATCTATTTCGTAGGTAAAATGACTATGTACACTATGATACTCTATCTTTTTTAGTTTTATATTTGCCATTAAAACTCACTATCTGGTTCTAATGCAATCCAATATTGGACTTTTTTGTTACGATTTACAAAATGACTAATTTTTTGTGATGAAATACTTACATCATAATCATCTGAAATCATTTTAAAGTTTTCTACTTTGAAGTAGGCTTTAAATGTTTTATCAGTTTCACCAACATCAATAGAATATTCATTTGATGATTTATTCTTTTTGTCTGTGGCAACCATATGTATCTTACTACCGTTACCAATAACTGCAACATCAATTAGATTTAGTGTTGTAGCTGCTTTCATAAGTTTTGCAAAGTTTTCCTTTTTAAAGGTAAACGATACAAAGTTATCAGGCATTGTAATTGATTTCGTAGGTGATACGATTACTGATTTGTCTGCAAAGAAATATTTAATATTCTGTTTAGACTTTTCTTCATTGATGGTTACATTGGCACCACCATTAAAGTTTAGAGTTGGACTATCAAACAAGTCAATAGACCTC